CTTCAGACTTAAAAGATAAGGTCAGAACTGGTTTAAATAATATTATCTCTTCCCTTAATTCTATTTTTCTACACTATGATGAAATGGGTTTTTTAGAAAACTTTAAAAGAGATGTTGCTGATATGTCAGCTTTGCTATTAGCAGAACCTACAGCAAATACTGTTCAAAAAATTAATAGTAAGATAGAGGAAATTAATTCTTTTATTGATAATTACTCAGAAATAAAAAGATCATTTAAAGAATTATCAGTAAATGCACTAAGTCCTATTATAAATGAGGTTAATACAGAGCTTTTAAATTTTAGAAGATTAAGAAATATTGCTGATAATGCTCGTACAGAAAATATTTATGATAATGCTGTAAATAAATATCGTGGGTTAGAAGAAAGTTATAGATCGTATTTTTATTGGGGGTTGGGAGTTCTATTATGTTTATCTGTAGGTTTATTAACACTTAAACAGGAATTAGTTCCTTATCTTTTCTCAACTATTGAGTTTTGGGCTGTAAAAGTATCCCTGTTATTAGTAGGTATTACTCTAATAAGTTACTTTTTAAAACAATCGGCTCACTATCAAAGATTAGCTGATCAAAACTATCAAACCCAAGTTGAGCTACAAGCTTACCCAAGTTTTATGGAAAGTATTCCAACTGAAGAAGCCGCGAGTGTACGTAAAGAACTAGCACTTAAATACTTTGGTCGTGAAGTGGATGGGGCAGCACATAAAGATATGGGTAATTTAGTTTCTGACCAAATGAAAAGTACAACTGAAATGGTTAAAGCTACAACAGAAGCAATTAAGAATTTAAAGGGGTAAATAAGACTAAAGATACAGATATAACCTTTTAAGAATTAAGAAAAATATAGATTATCAATAGTATCTTGGATACTATATAGCCAACTTTATTTTAATAATAAAATGAGATTGGTGCCATCATGGAAGTTGATTTAAATCGTATAAATTTCAATGCGAATCAAAGTAAATTAGGTAATTTGTTTTTAGGTTTTTTTGAGGGTTTGTTCTTAGATGGTCGTGTGCGTTTACAGGAAATTGAAGCCTTAATTAAATGGGTAGAGCAATATCCAGAAGCTGTAACAGTACCTCATTTTGAACCGCTTTATCAGGTTCTACTTAAAGCAGCTGAAGACCCGCAGTTCTTATTAGCGAATCACCAAGAAGTTCAAGCACATTTAGATTTATTCAAAAACTCAAAGTACTTTAAAGAACATACTTGTGATGTCCAAAGATTACATGGCGTGTTAGCAGGTTTGGCCTGTGATAGTGATTATACAGATGATGAGGTATTAGCTTTAAATGCTTGGTTGGATCGTCATGAATATCTGAAAGATGATCCTATCTATAAAGAAATAATTCTTGCTTTGAATCATGTACGTATTTTAAACCGTGTTAGTAGTGATACAAAAGAAGTTCTACGTTTAACGTTGGCTAAATATATCCAGCTCAATAATTTTGGTTTACCACAAGTTAGAGTATCTAGCTCTGAAGATAATAAAAATCCTGATTTCTACCATGGCAACGTTGAAATCATTGGCAAGACCATTTGTTTAACTGGTGCATCTGCTCGTTATAGTAAAGCAGAATGGAAACAGGTGATCGAATCACAAGGTGGTATTTTTAAAGATGATCTCACCAAAACTGTTGATTATCTCGTGATATGTAATAAGGGTAATCCTCATTGGGCACATATGAGCTATGGGCGTAAGTTTGAACAGGCTCTGAAGTGGCAAAAAGATGGAGCGAATATTCGTATTTTAACTGAAGATGATTTTGTGAAAGTATTGGGACAGGAGTAATGCATATTTATTATTACTGTGTGATGACTTAAAAATCGATGTTTAAAACTTTAATTTGGTGAGTATCTTAGTTACTATTAAAATGTAAGATAAAGATATTTATAAGGGCTAGTAGTATAATGATAGAAATGATTGAGCAAGATGGTTATTTGTCTACTTTAAAAGAAATGAGTCCAACAAGTGGCGGTATCTCTGCAAAAACATATTTAGCTGAAGTTCTATGGCCAGATGGTGAAGTCATTGAATCATTTGTTAAACTTTTTCCTGTAAATACTCGAATTAAAGAAATTATTAATGAAAGTTTTGGTTTCTTGCTAGCTAATTCAGCCAATTTGCGACAATCAAGTCGTGCAGCTTTGATCAAGCTTGATGTAAGTGAATTTTCTATTGATACCTCAACGGATAGTTTTGCTCAGACCAACGGTTTTGTATATGGATGGGTTACATCAAGTCTTGGCGGTAAAGATCTAAAAAAGGTCTATCTTAAGAATCCGCAGGAGATTGCTAATGATGAAGCACAACAGATTATTTCATTACTCGATTCTTGGCCGAACTTTAAATCTTTAGTTGCTTTTGATGATTGTATTGGGAATATTGATAGAAATATTGGGAATCTAATTTTTATTAAAAAGGATGACATTGGAATAATTGATCATGGTCAAATTTTTGGTGTAATTGATTGGCAGTATGAATCAATCGACCCAACATTCAATTGTACAAACTACATGCTCAATGCATTCAAAGCACAATACAATGGAACAATTATCCACCCTGCTATTTATCAACCTATATTAGATGTTGCTGCTAGAAATAGCAGTTTTTATGATAAAGACAAAGTAGATATTCATGGTTGTATCACTCATATTGATCAAACAATAGGTAGCAATTTAGATAAAAAGATTGATGATTTTTTCAATTATTTTGAAGTACGTTTTGCTACCATAGCAACTCGTTTGCCTCATGCATTAGCTGCTTAAATAGGTAGATTCATATGTCAAATATAATTAAAGGTGAATGGTCACTTGTGCAGTGGAACCCTGATATAGCTACTGAAGAATATCTAAATATTGGTGTTTCATTTAAGCACAATGGTAGAAATTACTTCAAAATGCTTGATAGTTTCAATCGCGTAAATTGCTTATATGATGAGGATACTGTACAGCATCTTCAGGATGTTATTGAATTATCTTTAAAAGCTTTTAAAGGAGATAATTTTTATTTTTCAGACCAAATTCGTTTGATAGATAAAGGCTTAGCTAAGGGCCTTAATGAAGAAAAGATTCTGGAAAGATTGTACACTCGTGTTGTTACTTTAGGCAAAACTCATGCATCAAAGAGTAAAGTGAAGAATGATTTTAAGTACATTAAAAATGAGCCATTCTTAAAACGTGCTACAACTAACCTCAGACAAAAAATTAAAAGTAAAAATGAATATAAGCATTTATTAGATCTATTCCCTGAAGATAGTTATTTAAGAAAAAATAATAGTGATTTGTATGTGCCTATGCGAAGTTCTTCTAATTACGGAAGTTTTGTTTCTGTCGTCACAAACAATGTAGATACCATCAATACAAATTACTTGATGTTGGCAACAGATCTTTTAACAGCATCTCAATTAGATCAAAAAGGCGCAAACTTTTTTGTTTTAAGACCTTCTGCAGAAGAGTTGAAGAAGTTAGATGAGGAAAAGGTTGATGAAATTGGAGAGACCTTAGATAAATTAGATTTCAAATTTAAAGGCTATAAGTTTAATATTGAAAGTGCAGATTCTGAAGAAGAGTTGAATGACAAAATGTTATTTTGGCTAGGTGAAGAAGCTGCATGATTTTTGAAATTAACCTTTTAACACAGCTTAAAAGGTTAACTAAAAATAATATAGAAAACAGATCAAGCAATATAGAAGTTTGGTAGGAAACTTTTAAGACAAGGTATTTACCGTAAAATAATAAAGCCCCATTGAAGGGGCTTGGCGTTATGCGACAAGATATAAGAACATGGAACTACTTAAAATAATGCCCATGATCATGCCGATTAAGATCGGGTATAGCTGCATTTATTACTCCCGTATGGATTTGCTGATTTAACTTGAGTTGGCTTTTGTTTTGGAGATTTTCTTCCTTATAAAAAGCCTTCATCTCATGGATGTACCGAGTAAATTGATAATCCAGAATCATCCAAAAAATAATGAGGGCTAAAACAAGAATAACGATGAAAAAGATTAGGAAATTTGTCATTTAAAAGTACCTTTTTGAAAGTTTTTCTTGTGTATTTTTACATTCCACACAAAGGGTTACAGAACCATAGCGCTGACGCTCAACGGGAATATCATTTCCACATTCTTCACATTCAGTAAGGGAAGGACGGCTAAAGTCTTTAGGTTGAATTTGAACCTGTTTAAGTTGTAGTTCTTGGGCAATATCGATCTTGTCTGTCATGCGTGCTCCATTTTCCAAGTACGGTCTGGAGTAGGTAAATTAATTTCAGGATTAGGATGAGCTGGAGGGGAAAGTTGGATCTTCAATTCAAAAAATCCTTGGGCGGTAAAGCCACACTCTAAGTTTTGACACTGTCCCTGAAATGAACGGAGTAAAGGATTTAGTTCAGTACTTGAACGGATTGAAAAGGGTTCCCCGCAGTGAGGGCATTTATAACGGGATCTTGGTCGAGCCATTTCGCTACCTGTTGGTTTAATTATTTACGATTTTATAACAAAATCACTATAAATAGTGATTTATAGTAATTTTTATCGAAAATTGATTACCCTTTTGTCCTTGCTTCCCCCAAAGCAAGGATTTTTTTATTTGCCCTTTTTAGCTTTGTCTATTCGGGTTTGTTCTCTTTTTAAAGCAATGTTCGCTGTTTTTTTTGTTTTATAGATTTTAATAAGCTTTAACGGATTGCTTTGATCTCCGGAAGTAAGCTTCAAGTCTTTTCCATTCTCACGATAAAAAACGATTACTCCAGAGTAGTCGGCATAGTTGCGACCAGTCCTTTTTTTATTTTGTTTTTTTAATTCTTTATCCCCCTCTTTATCAGGCTCAAAAAGAGCTGAGACATCATCTGCATTTGGTAGTTGCGCCTCCAGTTCAACATTCGTTGTAAAACCACTATCTGTTAAATTGTGGGTTACGTTTGTACCAAGCCATACAATGTCATCAATTTGTGGTTTTAAACCGGTGAATACAAACTCTTGTTCCGGGATAAGGTTGGGTTGGCCAAAGGCAAAGGTATATGACAATTTCTGAGAAGCACGTTTGCAACGGTTGAATTCAGCTTGTGCCGCTAATTCAGCCGTTTTTTTATCACGGTGAACGTATCTGATCTCTTTTAAATTGTCTTCATTGTCACCGATTACAACATATGACTTTTTAGATTTACCAGTATCGTAATAGTAGGCTTTAACACCGGTGATTCTGTCCGTGCCGGTACCAGTGGTGTAATTGTGGCCATCGCCATCAGATCGAAAAATTTGGGCTGTAGGAAGAGGTAATCCGGATGCAGTTTGACTGGCACCTCGGGGCAGTAAAATTAAATGGCCATTTTTTACCGTAGCAATAGCGTCATGTTCGTCTGCAATTCGGGTAATTAGATTTGCATCACTTTCATTTTGTGCAATGTATGAAATTACTCTGTTGGCCAGTGTGTCATGCACAATTGTTTTAAGCGCATATTCAGTACCAACGGTTTCAAAAATCACCTGAATTGTTTTATTACTAAAGCTACGTTCACGCTTTTGTTTTAAGCCCTCAGACACATCATTACTGAAAGCAGAAATGCTTAAAACATCTGGTGCACCGCGATGAGTGACGGATTCAACTTTATATTTCCCTTTGTCGACCAGGCCCGTATTTGACCAGCCAATCCAAACTTGGATAATTGCGCCTTCAGGTGGAATTTCTAATTGCCCATCAGAATCATCAAGCTCTATATCGACAGAATCTACAACAAGACCACGATTGTCTTTAATATTGAGAGAAATTAAACGATCGACAACGAGAGGGGAGATGTCATTACCATCTACTTCTAGGCGATAAATTGGGAAAGGATATTCAGTTTCAGTCTGATATGAATCAGCTGCTTCATTTAGCATAGTGGTGACTTGATTAAACATTTATATCAACCTATTTGCTACGCCACCAGCCATACCTAGAAGCGTTCCAATTAAAGTAGGTTTCCATTCCTTTACAATTTTTAGTGTCAGGGTAAATTCAGTTTTACGTGCTGCACCATCTTTAAAGAAATATGTTTTCGTCTCTTCCATATTTTCAATAATAACTAAGCCATAAATCTTGCCGGTACCTTCGATTAAGGTATAAGCCATGCCTGTATCTGCCATACGACGGACTTGATCCAGAACAACACGGTTATTTGTAATTTCGTGGTAGATTTCCCCCTTCATGGTAATGGTGTCTTCTCCTTTTCCCGTGAACTGATAAGCCGGGGTAGAACCTACCCGGCTATTACTTGGATGTCTCCAATTAGTTACACGTTGCAATTCCTGATATGCAGCTGTTCGCAATGAAAATACAAACAAGCCTAAAGCCATCATCATTTTACTTACTCCGTATCAGTTAAGAATCTACGACGAGCATCGCGTTCTTCTTGTTGGAGACGTACCATTTCAGCCCGTAATGCACGTGCTGTTTCACGTACAGGTTGTCCGTGCTCTGCTTTAATAGTGATTTGAATTGTGTCATTACTAATGTAGCTGCCACCGCGTTGTGCCCGGATCGGTGTCACTGGGGTAACCTTTGCAGTAGTACCGGTACCAATTACATTTTGCGTAGCCTGCTGTGTAGCTCTAACAGGTAAGTTATGGTTCTGGGAAATACCTAAGGCCATGCCCTGCATCGTGTGATCACCAATACCCATAAATACACGTGAGGGGGAATGGATACCTAGGATATTTCTGGCTTTATCAATGACGCCAGTGACTGCTCCGGAGAGAGCTGTTTTCACTTCACCAATTTTGGACATAATCCCGTTTTTTAAGCCGGTTAGGATCATTGCGCCAAAGCCAGTGAATTTTGCTGGTAGATCTACACCGAACCAGGATAAGACTTTTGCAAAGGCAGCATAGAAAAGCCCAATAGGGGACCAGTTAATAATTAAGGCAGATACTCCAGTGATACCCCCACTGAAGGCACTTTTAACTGTATTCCAAATGCCCACAAAGAATCCTGAAATTGGTGTCCAGTATTTATAAATCAGGAAGGCTGCTGTAGCGATGAGGGTGATAGCCAAAATAATAGGATTGGCCATCATGAAACGTGAAACAGTTAAGAAGATTTTCCCCAGCCATAGCAAACTCGTGCCAAGAATCTTAATAGGCATAAGAAACATTTTAAAAAGACCGGTAATAATTCCAAAGCCACCGCCTAAAACACCGAGCGACATTCTAAGCATGGCCAAAGGACCAAGAATTGTGACAAGTCCCAAGGCTATTGCACTAATTCCGCCTACAAGTAAAACACCGCCAGCCACGACTTTAGCAATGGTATTGGCTAATACAGGATTCTTTTGTGCCCAAGCTGTGACATTCTCGGTGATATTAGTGAACCCGGTAATAAGCATTTTAAATTGAGGTGCCAGCTGCTCACCAAACAGCGCCAGCATACTGGTAAATGTTCCACCAGCTGCATCCTTCAAGTTTTTGAGAGTTCCCAATTGAGCATTTACACGAGTTTGTAGTGCGGCCTGTTTCTGCATTTTGGCCACAACTTCGTTATAACCAGCTTGTCCTTTATCAATCAGAAGGTTTAATGCTTGAATAGTCTCGGCGTCATTACCAAACATATCTGAAAGGATAGGTAACCGTGCTTCAGTTGATAGACCTTTAAGTTTTTCAAGTTGCTTGAACATTTTATCCAGTCCACCAAATTCTCCTTTACCATCAGTAAAGTTCATTTGAATACCGGTTTCACTATCTTTTAATGCTTTAGCTATACCTTTAGAATCCATCATAGATTTAAAAATTTTGCTGTAAGCATTACCTGCAGCCTCACCAGCCATAGCAGCTTGATCTGCCATGATTAAAAGCGGAGCAATAGCCTTAGCGCCTTCCAGACCTTCAGCCTTAATGGTTTTCATACCAGCCGAAATTTTGGCAAAGCCTTGCAGCATATTTCCGCTATCAACCCCTAGGTAATAACTACGCTGGATAACGTCCATTAAACCCAGCATATCTTTTTCAGTAGTTTTAGTAGCATCCTGCATTTTTGCAGCAAATTCAGCTGCTTCAGCAAATGGCATTTTCATTTGAACACCGAGATAACCAGCAGCTTCACCAACGCCACCCAAGATTGCCTTAGCTGATATACCTTGCTGGATAAGTACAGCCATCATGTTTTGAAAGTCAGCTGTTGTTCCAGGTAGTTTGGTACCTAGTCCATTGGCCAGTTTATTTATCTGGGCATATTCTTTGGATACTTGACCATTAGCCTGCATCATGGACACTCTTAGGCCCATTGCAGCATCTTCAGCATCTTCATATTGCTTCAAGCTGTATGCCATTCCAGCAGTACCTACAGCCCCAATTGCTAGACCTTTCTTGGCCAAATCCGAAGCTTTGGCCATACGTCCTTGCATTTGCTCATACTGCTTTTGGGCTTTCTGGTGACGTTCTAAAGATTCCTTTTGTTTGTTAATTTCCATCGTTGTGAGATGGATTTTATTCTTCAGCTCTGATTCATCATCAGCCAAGTTGTCAACACTAATACCAGCTTGGTTAAGTTCACGGACTAAAGCCGTCATTTCAGTACCTTGATTTTTTTGAGCTGCTTTCAGGCGCTTTTGTGCAGCTTCAGCACGTGCTAAATCTTTAACCATCTGCTCAGTAGGGGTACCAATATTCATGGCTGTTTTGAGCTGTTTAAGTGTTTCCTTATTCTGTTCAATGGCCTGTGTAGTTTTTTCAGATTGTTCTTTAAGCTGTCTGAAGCCTGAAATTTTGCGTTGCTGGGCTTCTAGTGCCTTCAGTTCAGAAGAAGTCTTTTTAAAGGCATCTGATAAGGTTTTAGAGCCACCAACGATTGTTTTTATAGGGCCTGATAATTTATCAACTGCATTAAATAAGACTTCTAATTTTAAGTTCGACATTGGTGGACTCTTTTATTCTGAAGAATTTCTTTTTAGGGCCATACGATGCCATTTGCTCAATTCAACAATATCCATGTCATCATAGGCACTTGGTGGCCAATGAAAAATGATGGCAATATTTGCTATTGCCTCATCTACATTGTCGACAAGCTCTAAATCGTCTGAGCCTTGATTTCCTTCTGTACAGCTTCCGGGTACAAAAAAGTGACCAAATGCCCTCCAAGGTTGGCGAAATCTACAGTATCCATTTGGTAGATCTGTTGAACCGTAAGTGCTGGTGATGTGACGCGAGGAAGGACCTTACAAAGAGCATCAACATCATGTTGATAAATTGCTTGTAGGGTAGTACCGCTTAATGCTTTAACACCTGGTTTACGAACAGTGATGTGAGTAATCATACCTTCACCCATTTGAATTGGGACTACTAAAGCCACAACCTCTTCATTTGGATTTTTGATGTGTTCCTGGTTAATTGCTTGATCAATTTGATTCATGTGGAAATATCCTAAAATTAAATAAAAAACCTTCTGCAGGACTGGACTACAGAAGGGAAGGAAACTTATAAAATGCCTAAGATGTTGCGTTGTTTTTCAAGACGATCTACGCCACCGATCATTTCTTTCATGCCAAGAATGTCAATTTCGACTTCAACAACACCATTCACCGTCAGCTTGTAGTAAACACAGTTCGTCACAACTTTATGTTCTGTATCTTCACCAGGTGTTGATTCACCGCCATCAATTTCTTCATGACGGCCTTTAACAACCACTTCGACGGCATCATATTCGCCATCATCATCGCGCTGGTATGCGCCAGCAAAACGGAGATAAACACCGTCAATTTTTTCCATACCAAATTGACGGAGTGTCAAAAGATCTAGACCACCATAAGTTGACTCAAGTACTAAGCCATCATCGGACATGCCTAAATCGACTTTTACGGTCCCGTTCATACCACCGCCACGGTAGTCTTCAGTTTTACGGGCTAACTTGGGTAAAGTTACAGTTTTAACTTTGCCCAAGTAGCTATTACCTTCATTAAAGAAGTTCATATTTTTTAATTTTGGAGGTAAAGCCATGCGTTATGCTCCTTAAGCGTTTACAGATGCAGCAAAATTAGCGAGATAACGATCAGTGATACGTTGACGGAATGTCAGATCTTCTAACGGTGGGACAGGGGTGTAATCGTAATCAGTGGCCAATTTCCCAACCTTCAAGGTATCGGAAGTGTTTGCTTCAGGATCGAACCAGGCATCACCACCAATGAGATATTTATTGCGTGTGAGTTCGCGTAGCTTGGCTTTTTGACCTTCAAGTATGTCCGTAACTAATGAACCATGAAGAGGTAAATCATTTGCCCACATGTGTGCTTCAGCCATGGTGTCAGCCAAGACTTGAGCAGTACGTGTATAGTTTTCAAATAGGAATAATGGATCATCCGAACAAGTACGAGATCCCCAAAAACGAAAACCTTCATGCTGAATTAAAGTGGTGACTTCATTACTGTTGAGATAACCTGCATCAGTTGCCGGATCTTGAAGGTCCCATGTCACATCTGCATCAATACCGGTAACACCAGATACCGCTACGTTTGAAAGGGTTTTATGCCAGCCGATTTCGTTATCAATTTTTGCACGTAATCCCATAGCAACTGCCACTGCAGGTACGGTTTCTGTTTGAGCAGTTGTCGTATTAAATGCTACAAAGTTCGGCCAAATGATCATGAGTTCACGTGCAGCAAACGCTTCACGATACGCCACAACTTCTTCTTTTGTTTTACAGCCCCATGCATACGCATAAGCCATAGCACGCAACTTTTTAGCAATAACAACTAATTCAGTTGCAACTGGCTGAGTATCAAGCCCTGGTGCACCTAAAATACGCGGTTGAACACCTAATTTAGATTTGGCAACCAGTAAAGCTTTAAGGCCGGTATATTTACCTTCAGCGGTAACAGTACCAACGACGTTTGCAGTTTGAGCTGCTTCATCAACTGCAGTGGGTACACGGACCACGACACAAATAGCGTTGGTCTGGTTGGCCATATTTTGAAGTACTTTTGCTAAAGTCCCGTTTTTACCGGCTTTAGCTACTGCAGCTTGTATATTTGTAATTAGTACTGCTTGGTTTTCTGGGAATACTAATGGGTCTGCATCATCTGCAGTTGCAACAAAGCCTGAAATTGCAGTTGCAATGGTTCGGATTGGCCGGATCCCATCATTGAGTTCAAGGACACGGATTCCGTGGTGGTATTGATCTATAGCCATAAAAAAGCCTGTTTATTGAGGTTTTAATTCAACAAACAGGCTTGCATGACTAAATCAAAAGTGTAAGTTCCTTAGTCTGTGAAAATGGTTTTTACAAAGCAGCCAAGATAAACATTGCTAATTCTGCATAACGAATTGCATAACGCGAACCAGCTTCACGGACAATTCGGATTTCACCAGTATCATAAGTCTCAGTTACTTCTTCAATTTTAGTAATGACCTTAATATCTCCAAAATCATGATCAAAAGGAATATCATCGGGGACACGTTGTTCATCTACAATAGTCTGTTCATCACCATTTTCATTTTGATATGTTGATGTCATTTGCGTTACACGATAAGGCTTTTTAACTTTACGTTCTGCGAAGATAGGTTCAGTAACAGCATCATAATCATCTCTACACAAAATTCCATAGTCAAAACCGTTCAAGTTTTCTGCATCAAATGCTGCTTTCACTTGTTGTGCAATTACTCCGATATGCCACCGTGCTTCTTCACCTTTTATGTCACAAGACGGTTTAAATTTATATTTGCGAATTAGTGCTTTACAAGCCAAAGCAACACGTCTTTCTGCTTCAGTAATTTCTTCAATATCTTGTTTTAAGTTTTCATCAGATGTTTGAATAGTATCAGTCCATGAGTAGATCGCTGACCAGCTATTCGTTGGTATGCCAAGACTCAGAGAATTATCAGATACAGGCGTTTGATTGCTTAAAATTTTCATCTTAAATTTCTCCTTATTGGCTAAATGGGTGCAAAAAAGTAATATTAAAACCAGTGTAAAAAAGATCACCTACAGTATCTCTAATACTGATTGTGTTTACACCAGCAACAAGAACTGCTGGAAACCTAATAATTTTTGCTTCACTTCCAGTAACGTTACTGACTTGAGTTACCCCATTTAAAACAATTGCCATTTTCCCCGTTGTTGAAGCTGCTAAAGGTTCCAAATAAATGCCAATAATGGTTTCTGCAGCTGGATGAGTGAAATTAACTGTGGGTGGTGAAGTTGCAGGATCTGTACGTGAAGTTGTAAATGAAAGTGTTTTTCCAACATTTAGATCAATATAACCGCCCTTTACAACATCATCGGCAAGATTTGGAGATTTGCCACTATACTTGTTGTTTCTGTACTTAACGCCTGGAAATACCGTAGTTTGGTAAATAGAGTTAAATTTAGCATCAATAAATTTATTATTTATAAACTCTTCTACATATGCCACATCAGATATATTTCCAGATTGTTTTAAAATACCGTAATTGAATGATGTAACAATATTATCAACCCAATAAACTTCTTTACAAGGACCATCACTAGTTAGTGCTGATTCACTATATGAACCATTTGTAGAAAGTCGTTTAAGCTGCTTGAAGAGATGATTACTGGTTAGAACATTTTCATTAATAGTGACAATATATTTGTCACCTGAAGTATCTGTTGGACCAAGTTTTTCTGTTGAGTCAGAAACAGATGCAATTGTGAT